ATTACTCATAGCAACATATCCTCTTTTGTAGCGCGCCAAACAATACATGCGTTGCCTTTTTTGTTTTTGCGCGTGATACCTGCGTCAGCCACTAAGTTATTTTTAACTAGCGACCCACGCGAAGGTCTTACTGTATTGCCGTCTAAGAACAACGACGCTTCTATCTCTTGATCTGTTGCTCCTGTTAAGCCACGATTTAATATAAACTCGTAAACTTTTCGGTTAATCGAACCTATTTGCGGTTCCACTTTGAGTTTTGCTTCTAATGATGTTCTTTGTATCATGATAAGCTTTTGACTCTCGCGTTTAATGCGTCTTTGAGGGTTGTACCATTGACTGGTATTTCTAAGCTAGTTGCCTCGTTTGTCCATAATTGTCGAAGCGTTGCTAAGTTATCTACCGTTTGTATATCTTCAATTATTTTGCCTAACCTTAATACTTCTTCAGGAGAATATACTTTAGGTGGGGCAATTGGTTTGCGCGGTTCGCGCTCATATCGCTCTACCTTTTCCATTTCTTCTCTTGAAGGTCTTTTCATGCCAGCGTAATTGCATTGCGCTAATGCGCGGCCAGTTGAACTTGTTTCGCAGTTTTCTAACGCACTAGATTTATTTACTGGGCTTGCGCCAACTATTTCTTCAGCATGTCCGCTTGATACTGGAGTGCTATCTTCTCTATCAAAATATATTTCTGTCTTACAAATAAAACGACGCTCATCGTGATAAACCAATTCTGTAAGCACTCGCCCCTCAGGGTGATCTGCCCAAAATCTTGTTAACCTGCTTTCCACCGTTTCATACGAATCTAGATCGAAACGACCCATTTCTGCCTTCTTTCTTGTAGGGGATTCTGATGAATCCTGTTAGGATAATTATGCCTGTCGAATTACGGAAAACCTAGTTAATTTGATAGATTTGTCTTCGGCGCGCCCTTTGTAATTAGTGAGAGGATTAGGCATGACTACCCTTGTCGCAATTCAAAATGAAGATTGGTGTTTGATAGCTGCCGATTCGCAGTCTACCGACTCTGTTAGAAAATACGATATTTCGCCAACAGGCAAAATCAATTTGAATAATGGTTATCTGTTTGCTTCGGCTGGATTAGTCCGAGGTCAAAATCTTCTTGCTTTTGGTTGGACTCCACCGAAACCGCCGAAAAGTAATTTAGATAAATTTATTACTGCCACTTTCATTCCTGCCATGCGTAAGTTTTTTATGGAGGCTGGCTACGATATGAAAGACGACGGCGATATAGCAAGCTTTGAGAACGACTTGTTGGTTGGAGTTAGTGGAGTAATTTATAGTATTGACTCTACCTATGCGTGGGAGCGCACGGCTGGAGTTGTCTACACGGCTGGCTCAGGCGGTTCGTATGCTATGGGCGCACTTGACGCTTATCAAATAGAAGACAAAGAAGAATATGAAGAAGCTATCGCGATTGCGGTGCGCTCTATAGAAATTGCCATTAAGCGTGATCCGTACTCAGGCGGTAAAGTGCAAGTCGCAATTCAGCACCGTAACGGTAAAAGTTTTATTGAGACACTAGACGACGAATAATCCACTCAACTACTGGAACTGCCACCGCGTTGCCCATTTGTTGGTAGCGGTGTCCGTCTGTTTGCCCTTCCGTCCAATTGTCCGGAAACCCTTGTAGGCGCTCGCATTCTAAGGTGCTTATTCTTCTTACTGTTGAGTTTTCACAAGCTAGCATAGGAGTATTCAACCCACCAGTACCCATATATCCAGTTAAAGTATTCATGGTGTCTTCTTGTATTCTTGCTCCGTCTGATCTATGAGGGTCAAACACAATTACTGTTGCTCTTATATCTGTATTTTCAAATCTATTGAGCGTTGGTACTACTTGTCCTTCTTTCCAAGATTCATAATCTTGATCGTTTTCTGCGCGCTTGGCTTTTGTCCAAGTTACTACTAAATTGTCTTCTTGTCGTTTATGACTAGAAGCGGTTAAAGTACTTACTTGTTCGGTATATCCTGCGAAGCTAGATCGCCCGAAATTAGCTGCAACGCTTTCTGAAGCTTCGGTGGGAGTGTTTTCTCTCGTCGGTTTGCCCTTCTTAATATTCCCTCTGCGGCTTTTGCCGATATCGAGTATTTCCGCAGGTGTTCTCCCATCGTCTCCAAGACATCCAACAATGAAGATTCTACGGCGTCGTTGGGGTACTCCGAAGTGTTGAGCGTCAAGAATCCTGTACGCGACCCCATACCCGAGTTCAACCAACGCCCCGATAACGATTCCCAAATCTTTTCCTCCGTTTGACGACAATAAACCGGGGACATTTTCGAGGATAAACCATTTCGCTTTTGTTTCGCTAAGTAGTCTATGGATTTCCCAAAATAAGCCTGAGCGTTCTCCAGCAAGTCCTGCACGCTTTCCTGCGACGGATAAATCTTGGCAAGGGAATCCGCCGACAATAATTCCATCTGAGTTAAATCCGTATCTGAATAATTGTTCTCCTGTGACATCTTTTACATCCTCCAATAATTGAGACTTCGGGAAGTGTTTTGCTAATATCCTGCGCGCGTTTTTATTGATTTCAACTGAAGCTATTACATTTATGCCGTTGCGCTCTAAGGCTAAGTCAAAGCCTCCTACTCCTGCGAATAATGAAACTGCCTTCATTACATTAAACCAAAATTAATACAGCACTCAATAATAAATTTATACATTTCCAAGTCTAATAAGTGAAATTGTAAAGCCCAGTATATTTGTTCCATTCTGCCTCCTTCTCATAATTATCTTGTTTTTATTATTTTAATCCTTGAGGCGCGCCGTTTTAATCTAACCATACTTTGTAGCTGGCAGTTACTCTGCCCTTTTCAGGGTCTACAAAATGTAATCTTTGTGAGGGCGTTGCGCTAGCTGCCAGCATTACTCCTGCGTACCTATTGTCGCTTTCTGTCGAACCTGTTTGATAGACACTACCTTGTCCGTTTGCCATAGCCCATTCTGAGTGTGTGTGATAGTGACCGATATAGACATCTCTAAACTCCCAAGGATAAGACCCTGATCTCCATTTATTAGCGTGTTGAACAATTGCTCCTGGTGAAGCGAATCCATTTCTGCCTACCTCGTCTCCATGAATTAGTAATGCTCTGTAATTGCCTATCTCTACCCTTTGTATATCTTCAGGGCATTCTTGCCAAGTTAATCTTTTCTCTCCAGCCAATAATTGTCTTGCAAGCTCGTAGCACATTCGGTCAAAATTATCTGATCTTGGAACATTGTCTCTTTTTGAACCTATCCTGCCATGGTTGCCCCATTCCGGAACTACTTTAACTTTCTTGTAATTGGCTAACGCAAACCGTACTACATCTACGCATAATCTTGAAACATTTACATATTGCTCAAATAAGGTTGCGTCGATTTCAAAAGCTTGGCTAGGAAAGTTAAATAACCCTTCCACCATATCTCCGCCGAACATGATTACTGCTTCATCTACCGGGTGGTCTGCTCTTTGTATTTCTGTAATTCGTACTGCTTTTTCTGCGAACGCCATAACTCGTTTTACCATAATATCTGAGTTGTATGAAGTTGTTTTTTTTGCTCCTTGCCAGTCGGTTAAGTGCCATAGTGCTACTTCTTGTTTCTTTTTCAAGCTACTAATTTTAGGTTCGGGTATTGGCGATATTGGACCAGCAGCCATAGTTGCGTCGTATGCCGCTTGATGGGTTGCTTCTACTAAATCGTTAACTTTTTGTTTTGTTTGTATTAGTTTTTTTTGAATTCGCATTAACGCCCTGCGTAACTCCAATACATCTGAAGACTCAATTCCTTCAGGCACTTCGTCCAACTTGTCTTTAAGACTCATTATTTAACACGATTTCTCTGCCATGTATTGTGTAACCCAGTTTGTCTTGCCAAGAATCATCATGAGTTGGGTTTGCTAGGCATCTTACCGATTTGTAAGTGTCCAACATAATAGCTACTTTCCAAGCTGGTATATCTTCTAATCCCAATATTGCTCCCCACATTCGCCCAGTTAAAGTGAAGTTTTTTTCTGCGTCGCCAAATATAGACTGACGCTCTTCTAATATGCCGTCTATTTTGCGACTAGGCATCTGCATTTTCCTTGTCTATGGTGATTTAATGAAGGTTCTCCAATTCGGTATCCTTCTTGCCTTAACGCGGTGATAATAGTTGTTGTTGCGTAATTGTTTGCCAATGCTTTATTTATGGCTTCTTGATCTTCGTTTGTAAGCTTGTTATACATTTTTACCCAAGGGCATTGGTAAGTACTTTCAAATCTGTATTTTTCTATACTCTCGGCTAAACTCATATTGCCTCCTTGGGGATAATCGTAGCAATAAACCTGTTGATAACCTAGTAGAGACACGCGCCAATAATAAGACCCCCACTATTGCTAATGAGGGTCTGCCTTGCGTTAGGTTAATTATTTTTCTGTTTTTTTAGATTTTGCAGCTAACTTTTTAATCTCTGCCATAGACTTGTCGGCAATAATGCCAAAGTCTGTTTCGCTTGGATCGATCCACTTGGCAACCGGGGCTAATAAAGCTCCGCCTAATACTGCTAATTCAGGTCTGATATCTGCTACTAAAGCTAATGCCAATACAAACGCCGAAGCTAATACTGCTCGCAAATAACTCTTTAACATTTTCTTTTTGGTTTCGTCAATTTTAATCTTCATATTTCTCCTTATGGTCGCGCTACGCCCAAAACTAGGGAGTAAGCTCTTTTCTTAGCATACACGCCTCCGCCGTTGGCTTGCGAGCCTTTGTCTGAGGTATTGCCCTCAATGGTTTTTAATGTTTTTATTCTTTTCATGTTCTTGGCAATTATACCCACATGATCGGGTTCTGCGTCTTTATCGAACTGAAAAAAGACAATATCGCCTTCTTGGGCGTCTCCGATTGGCACTAATTTATTGTGTTTTGCGAACCATTTTAATCCTGCGTCGCATGAGGAAAATCCTTTTTTTGTTTGCGCTGCTATTTTTTGAGTCTCTCCTGTTTGAGCGAAACACCAAGATACAAACATGGCACACCAAGGTTGCCGATCTGCGCCATACCATTTTCCATACATATTGCTATTGTCGCCTGTTTCTGAATAACCTATTTGTGAATTGGCTATGTTGGCTACGCTCATTTTTTTAATGCTTCTTTAACTAAATCTGTTAATAATTCTACTTTTTGTTCTAATAAATTAACGGTGTCTTTGAGCGAACTGCCTCCATTGGGGCGGAGTTCTGATAAATAAT